CACATGACCGTCGTGGGCAACACCTGCTACATGCAACTCGAACTCCAACGAGCGGACCGAAAAAGCGTCACATTCCAATCCGGCGACTACTGGGACATCGGATACTTCAAAACCGAATTCATCCCAAAAATCGGACTCAACGTCCCCTGCATCTTCAACAACGGCCAATACGGCGGCGCATTCGTACCAGGCAACACCAACCCCAGCAACACCACCGGCATCAACGGCGACGGCAACTACCTCCGCGGCCACCTCCGCGTCGGCATGCGCCAAACCAGCGACGCCTGGTGGGTCAGCATCTTCATGATGTACACCCTCTAGAAAGGACCAAAATGACCGACACCACACAAAACATCCTCGACCTCCGACCACCAAAAGACAGCATGAAAGCCGAACTCTACCGACTCGGCCTCCGCTACACCTACAGCACCGACAACGGCGAAATCTGGCAAAACGACACCCGCGGCATCCGCGCCACACTCACCAACACCAACCCAGACACCACCACACTCGAAGACATCACCACACACATCACACAAAACATCGCGCTCGCCGACCTGCGGAACGTCACCCGCATCGACACGATGACCGCCTCCGACTGACGAAAGGGACACCAATGGAAATCACAGCGGACGCCAACACCGTCATCGACGACCTCGCACGCCAGCTCGCCGACCTAGCGAAACAGAACGCCATCCTGCGCGCCCAACTCTCCGAAGCCATGAAAAGGCTCAACGCCACCGAAAACAAGGAGGAACAATGACACAAGTCAAAATCGACATCGGCAAACTCGACGCCACCGGCATCGTCGACCTGGCCAACGACTCGATCAGCGTCACGCCCACGAGCCGCTTCGCCACCGCCACCAAGAAAATCGTGGTTGACGAGCCGCTCAAGACCGCGCTCGACCAGCACGGCACCATCACGCTGAATCTTCCGCCGACCGGAAAGGACTGGGCCTACCAGCTGCATGTCGGTGCCGGAACACCGCACGAATTCAAGGTGACCTTCGAAGTGCCCGACAGCGCCAATCCGGTCAACTTCGCCGACCTCGTCACCGTCGACCCGGCCACGCTGATTCCGAACGCGGGGAATCCGCTGTCCGACATCGACCAATCCGACATCGACTGGGCCGTCGATGCCATCAACGCCTGAGTAGAAAGGAACGTAAATGGTGAATGCAGACAAAGTGATCCGTCTTGGCGATTACGTCCGGCTGGAACGCGCGCAGAAGTCCAAGGACGGCGCAAATTTCAAATACGACGCGTCGACGGGGCGCGTAACCAATCTCGCGGAATACTTCGCGGCCCACGCGGACCCGAACATCTATACCGTCCGGTTCCCGCTCTGGACCACGTCCAACAGCACGCAGGGCGTGAAACTCGACGACAACGCGGGCCTGTCCATCGTCCCGTCCACCAACACCGTGAGCGGCCGCGACGACTACCGCTCCCTTCCGGCCTTCCGCGTGTGGGACGTCAACGGAGGCGTCGACGACGCCGGCAATCCGTTCGTCACGGCCATCAAGGACAAGGCCGGCACATGGTCCGCCGACGGCTCGCATGGCGACGCGCTCGTCATGACCGCCACGGGTTTCTACCGCCTGCAGCTCGACTCCCAGTACATGACCCTCAGCTACAGCGGCGTCCAATACGACGGCTTCGTGCCCATGCCCGGTGCCATGCTCCCAGACGGAACCCTCCGCCCGTGCATGCTGTTCGCCAAATACCGCGCATGGTGCGACGGCTCCGGCATCCCGCACTCCTTCACCGGCAAGCAGACGTCCACCGCCTTCGGCTCGCAGAACGGCTGCATCGATCAGGCCACGAAGAAAGGCAAGGGCTGGAGCGGCAAGACCGTGGCCGACACCTGGTACGTCCAGCTCATGCACATGCTCAAATACGCCGACCGCAACATCGAGAACACCCTCGGCGGCGACTTCGGAGGCAACGGGCAGATCACCATCAGCAAGGCCGAAGCCAACGTCACCCGAGCGCTCGTCAAGACGACCGCCGCACAATACATCGATGTCGGCTCCTACGTTTCCGTCGGCTCTGGCACCGACCGAGGAGACCCGAAGGTAGGAGAGGCGGCATCCTGGCGGAAGGTCCTGTCCAAGACCGTCGTGGACTCCGCCACCACCGCCATCAACGTGGCCGGCGACAAATTCACGACCACCGCCGCCATGCACGTCACCCAGATGCCATGGCCGACCGGCGCCACCGACGGCGTGCTCGGCACCGACGGATACGCCACCGACGCGATCCCGCGCAGCCACCAGCCCATCCGCATCCAGGGCATCGAGATCTTCACCGGCGTCTACGAGGTCGAATCCGACGTCATCCTCAACGACATCAAGGACTCCGATACAGCCGGCCACACCGAGATCTGGAAGGTCTTCGACGTGACCAAGGCGTCCAAGTCGGCCATCACCTCCGACTATGTCCACCTCGGCGACTTCCCGGCCGTCACCGACAAGACCGACAACAACTGGCAGTACGCCAAGGGCTTCACCTTCTCCCACGGCATGACCATCCCGACCGAGTGGGGAGGCACCAGCACCAGCGGCCTGTCCGACGCGACGCTCATCAACCCGATCAGCAATCCCGGACTCCACGAGCTCCTCCGCGGCGGCTATCTCCGCGACGGTTCGCGCTGCGGCCTGTTCTGCTCGCCCTGCAGGAGCACGCTCTCGAACGCGTGGTGGAACTTCGGCGGCCGCCTATCGACCCTCGGCCGGACGAGGGCGTAGCCCGAATCCGGTGGGGGTGAGCGAAGCGAGGGGGCGACGCCCCCTCCACTCGCCCTACTGAACCATCAGGGGATTCGTGACGACACCACCGGAGGTTCCATCCGTCTCCGCTCCACCGCGGCGGCAATCTCAACGACGGTTCGCACTGCGGCCTGTTCTGCTCGAACTGCAGGAACACGCTCTCGAACACGTGGTGGAACTACGGCGGCCGCCCATGAGGACAGCAAAAACAATCATTCCGCCACGACTACCTCCCGCACGGGAAGCGAGGAGGCACAGCCCCGGCCAGTTCCGAAAATCAAACCGAGAAGGCGGCCGGTAGACGCATCGAAAGCCGCCATTGTCCCCATAGCTTACAAAAGGACGAAAAATCAAAACATACTGCAAACACGCGCCGGTCACCGATCCGGCGTTCGTCCGGGAATGCATCGACGCCTGCCTGAAAGGCAAGGGACACCGGAGGGACGCCAGACGATTTATCGAACGCCATCCGGACCTCGACCGATTTGCCCGCGAGGTCGCCGACGACATCCGGACCGGCGAATTCCACCTCCCGCCGATCACATACCACCGGCACGTCGAGCCCATCAGCGGCAAGGTCAGGATCATCGGCAGGGAGACCATCGAGCATCAGATCCACGACTACGTCGCGGCCCGCGCGCTCATGCCGCTGTTCCACGCGAAGATAGGCCGCTGGCAGACCGCCAGCATCCCGGGCCGCGGCATCAACGACGCGCGCAAGGCCATCAGAAAATGGGTGAGGGAGCGCGATAGCAGGGTCTTCGTCAAACTCGACGTTGTCAAATGCTATCCGTCGATCGACCGTGCCGTGCTCAAAGCGATGCTCGCCCATGACGTCGGCGACAGGCGTCTTCTGCGGCTCATGTTCGCGCTCGTCGACCAGTACCGCGGAGACCGTGGCCTGAACATAGGCTCGTATCTCTCGCAATGGCTCGCGAACTATTACCTTTCCGCGGCATGGCATTACGCCGAGGGATCTCTCTTCGCCGTCAGACGAAGCCGCAGGAGGCAAGGCGAGGAGATACGGCGCCGTCTCGTCACGCACGTGCTTTTTTATGCCGACGACATACTGCTCATCGGCCGGTCGAAACGCGACCTGACCATCGCGGTCAAACGCCTCCGCCGCTTCCTGCGTGACCGGCTGCATCTCGAGATCCACCCGACCTGGAACGTCAAGCACATCGGAGCGGAGCCGATAGACATGGTCGGCTACACGTTCCGTCCAGGACGCACCGGAGTCAGACCGGCCATATTCCTCCGAGCCGAACGCGCCTACTCCCGCGCAGCGAAACGTCCGATGACCATGGCCATGGCGCGCAAATGCATCAGCTACTACGGATGGCTCTACCACTCCGACAGCGTGGCGTTCCGCCGCCGCCACGACATCGACAGGATTTTCCACCAGGCGAGACACGTGGTCTCCGCCGCCAAAACAGGAAGGACAACACAATGATCCAGAAGGTATCATCCTCCGAGCAATTGCAGGAGCTCGACTACCACGCCCGAGGAGACGGAACGGCCGACATCCGCATACGCAAGAACATCAAGCAGGTCACTCATGAGGCCACCGACCAGACGCCCGCATGGAGCGAATGGACCGCCATTGAATCCTACCAGGTGCTCCCATTGCAGGAGCAGGAGGCCGTCGAGCAGGCCGACATGCTCTTCGAAGGCGACGTCACCAGCTCCCAGCCGGTGCTCGACCGAATCACGGCGCTGGAACAGTCCTCACTGGACAACGCCCAGCTTTTGGCCGACCTCCTCGCCGATGATTCCACAGATGACTCCACCGATGATTCCGCAGATAACTCGGCCAACCACACGCCGTCCGACACCGATGTGGCCGATGACAAGACCACCACCGGCCACATCGATTCCGTCGACACAGACAAATCCGGAAAGGAGGAGTGACCATGGCCAAAGTCAACCGCGCGGCAGCCGTCCGCATGTATGTCAGACTCGTCAAGGCCGGACGCATGGAATTGGACGAAGTGCCCGAGAGATACCGAGACGATGTGCAGTCCAAGCTTGACCCCTGGGATGACTGATGCCACCGCTTTTTTCAAGCACGGAATTCTGGACGTCTCTCATCGTTGCCCTGATCGGCGGTGGAGGAGTGGGCGCCATCATCGGCGCCATCTCCGGCAGACGCAAGGACACCGCGGACATCGCCGCGAAGGCTTGCGACATCCTCACCGATTCCGTCATCAAGCCTTTGAGGGAACAGGTCGAGTCGCAGGAGGAGCAGATTCAGCATCTGGAGGTCCAGCAGCGCAAATACTTCGCGCTCACAGCTTACACACGCTCGCTTTTCCACTGGCTTCAGCAGTTCTGCGAGATCGTCGAACCGGACTTCCTCCAAAGACATCCGAAACCGCACCTGCCGGACGAGCTGCGCGCCGACGTGGCGCCCGAGACCGTGGAGGACTCATGACCTTCGTCATCGCCTGGATCGGTCTCGCCGCGCTCGTCCTGCTTTTCAACCGTGGTGCCCACATGTGACGCCGCCATAACCCATGAAACCCCACGTGAAAACGTGGGGTTTCCCGTTTATAGAGAAAGGAAAAGAATGCGCAAGCACAAGCCACCGTGGCTCAAACGATTCCGGCTGGCGGTGACCGGCGTGGTCATGGCCATCGCCATGGTCGTGGCGCCAGCCGCGATGGCCGACCTGAACGGATACGACGTATCCGGCTATCAGGCTCCGGACATCACGCAGGTCGCTCCGGCAGACTTCGCGATCGTCAAGGTCAACCAGGGCTGGTACATCAACTCCAGCTGGGGCCAGCAGGCATCCGGCGCCGTCAACACCGGCAAGGAGCTGGGACTGTACGACTACGCGTCCGGCATGGATGCCACGACCGAAGCCGACAACTTCGTCAACCACATCACCGGATACGTCGGCAAGGCCATGCTCGTCCTCGACTGGGAGCCATACCAGAACGCCGCGTGGGGCAACAGCAACTGGGTGCGGACGTGGGTCTACCGCGTGCACGCCCGCACGGGAGTGTGGCCCGTGGTCTACTGCTCCAAGGGCTTCGTCGGCCAGATACCGGCGGACATCCGAGCCAAGTGCATGCTATGGGCGGCCCAATACGCCAACAATTACGCGACCGGCTACCAGGACTCTCCATGGCTCGCCGGATCGCAGGGCGAAGGCATGCTCCAGTACACGAGCACCGGCTATCTGAACGGCCGTGGACCGCTCGACCTCGACCGATTCTTCGGAGACAGGACGGCATGGCGCAAGATCGCCTGTGGCGAACGCGCCGGCTGCTCCACCACCGGAGGATCCACCGGCACTCCGAACGTCCACGTGGAGAAACGGACGACCAACACCACCGACCTGAACGCCTTGGCCACCGCCGTCATCCGCGGCGATTACGGCAACGGCGCTGATCGGCAGGCTCGTCTCGGCGACAACTACCAGGCGGTGATGAACATCGTCAACAGCCGCCTGTCCGGTTCGACGTACCCCGGTCCGACCACCGTGACCCGCACCTACGTGGTCCGTTCCGGCGATACCGTGTCGGCCATCGCCGAGCGTACCGGCCTTAAGCCGGCCTCCGCGTGGCGCGTGCCTTCCGGCAACATCAACCGGATCTACGTTGGCCAGACGATCACCTACTACGGCTCCGTCTCCACGACTGCAGCTCCGTCCACGACCTACTACGGCTCCACTCACGTGGTCAGTGCAGGCGAGAGCCTGTGGAAGATCTACGGCACCGGCTGGTATGCCGCGGCTCAGCGCAACGGCATCCGCCCGCCGTACACCATCTACCCAGGCCAGCGGCTCCGCTGACCGGACCCCGGCTCCGCGATTTAACCGTGGAGCCGGTTCACGCAACATTAAAAAGGAGGTGGAAAATGGACGAAAACAACAAGACCAAGCTCGACTATCTGCTGCCGGACAAGGTGTATCAGGCGCTCAAGTGGGTCGCGCTGATCGCCCTTCCGGCCGTCGCCGTGTTCGTGCAGGCGGTCGGCCCCGCTTGGGGTCTGCCGCATATCGACCAGATCGTGACCACGCTCAACGCGTTGAGCGTGCTGGTCGGCGCATTGATCGGCGTGAGCGAGCTTAAAGCCAAGCTCTCACTTGCGGCCTGATTGACCATTTTCCTAACGTCGGGAGAATGGATGCCCCTCTCTCAGCTTCTGCGCTGGGGGAGGGGCTTTTTTGTTATTCGGTCTTGTTTTTGCGTGGGCGTCCGCCGCCGACGCCGCGGCCGGGGCGCTGCGCGTCCCACTGGTCGATGGTCTCGGGGAGCCAGCCGCGCGTGCGGCCGATGGTTACGTCCGGCTCGGGCAGGTCGTAGGAGGCGGCGTTGGCGACGCCGAGGCGTTCGGAGACCTGTTTGATGCCGAGGTATTCAGTCGTCATCGTCCCTCCTGTCCCTGATGAGCGTGGCGATGCTCCAGATTCCCGCCGCGAGTCCGAACAGTCCGGCCTGCCATGCTTTCCCGGCGCAGCCGAGCGAGAGCGATGTCAGGCCGCATACGATGCCGCATACGGCGAACAGTGTGCTTGTCTTCATGATGGGTCATGAAATAGGATGGAACCGGAGGGTTCCGGGTAGTAGGAGTGCTCGGAACCCTCTTGTCATCTGCCGTGCCTAGGCGGCTTTCTGAGCGAGATGACCAGCGCCGCCAGTGCGATGATGTTGCTTGTCACCGAGCTGATGGCGTTTACGATGTCCGTCCATTTCATGTTCACCTCCTTTCCTTTGTTGACATAAACTATTGTATCAAATATATATAAGTAATGCAAGCCGAAACATGAAAAAACACGAGAAAAAATCAGCGGATTGATAGGCTCGACACCATGTAAGGTTGGAAATGGACAGAGATGGAGTCGATTACGGACCTGCCTTCACCGCTCTAGCTGTTTCACGACGTCAAAAAAATAGCCGATTTTCATATATTTGAGACAGTGTAGAGGTGGTAGCCTGAGTGGTAAATCATCACGCAGGCATATAAAAAGCCAATAAACAGAACGGTTTTCAGAGAATCAGCGATATTTCTGCTGGAC